GCTTCCGGGCTTGGACTAGATGTCCAGACAGTCCGAATACGGACAGGAGTGACGTTGACACCATTGAAGGCGTCGGTGCCACACGACTCTCTAAAGAGTCCACTGGTACAACTCTTATCGCGGTTGATTTTCAACCCAAACGATTCGAGTATGTTCATCGCTCTCACAGCTTGCGCTGTTGGGACGATGACATCATCGCCGTACACTATCACGTCATTGCTGGCGTGAGCGTCCGGGATGCCTGCGGATAGTAGGGCCCAAACAGTTAACGCAAGAATGGGAAAGCAAATTGCTGATCCCATTGGTGCGAATTTCTGTAAGGGAATGACCCTACCGTCAGGCAGAACCGTCGATGAGCTCCTACAAGCCATGAGATACGTAAAGACGTGCTCAGGGAATAGTAGGCGAACTAGATCAACGCTTACTCGATCCGAGGCCTCATTGAGGTCAAGGGTCGCATACCTACCATATCGACTGCTTACTAAAGCATAGAATTGGTTAAGGGATTGATCTGTGAAATTCACACGCTCTCGGGTGAGAGGGTGTGATTCCACTAACCGAACAAGACTTCTCATCATACCTTGTTGGATCCATTGATAATCAACGGGTTCACAAGATATGAGTCGAGGTCCGCGCGAATCTTTCGGCACAAGGATAACCTTAGCCGGAAGATCCATATCAGTGACCTTTTCAAAGTCACGATATGAGTCACAAACGTGACCGAGTGATGCCCGAAAATAAGCATCAAACGGATAGCAGGATGTGATGTTTGCAGAAACATTAGACCAAAGGTACTTACTCGAGTATCGTTGCTTGGTAGCAACTACCCCGGGTCCGTGCCTAGGAATAATGTCGCTAGGATCAAAAGACTTGAATAATGCTTGAAGCAAAATTCGAGCCTCGCGAACTATTTGCGTCGTTGAACGATCAACTTGATTAGTTCTACGAACGCTATAGCTAGTGGCAACATCTTCTCCAATTTCTTGGAGCTGAGGTGCCATGTTCGAGATTTCTTTCTCGGTTTTCTCAAACCGTGAAAGAACGTCTTGTTCTTGCTCTTCGGTATATGGCAGTTCATATTTGTAAAACAAATAGAGGACTTGCCTTATAACTCGGACGCTATCCGAACAAGGATGAGGAAGGACAGTCCCGTCTTTTGACAATACTCTGCTGAAGAACTCACCGAGAAACCTCGGAAGTTCAGAATCAACGAGGGTTTTAAAGCCCAATTGATTTGTGTTCAACAAAGTATCGCCAGCTAAAGCTTTATCAAAGGCTTTAGCAAGACGAGGAAGGGTTTTCGTGAGAAAACCCAGTCCTTCCAAACGAGTGCGTCGTTCTACTTGTTTACAAGTATTACGACACGCTCGGCGGTCAAACACCGATCCATGGACATTTGAGATGTCATGAAGCAGTGCAGCGATGAGCTTATGTTCATCTAGGCTCTTAATGTGTTCCATAAGGAGACACTCCTAGAGCATGTATTGCCTACTCCATGACCCCACCAACTACTTACAACTATGAGCAAATCAATTACGAT